ACTTAAAGGATATTCCAATTCCTGGGGATAAATTAGAATACGAAGATTTAACTTTAGACTTTCTAGTCGATGAAGATCTAGTTAATTACATTCAGGTATATAACTGGTTAATTGGTTTAGGTTATCCGGAAAATGTTGCACAATTTAATGAGTGGAGAGAAACAAATACAACAGACCCATCTACGAGTGGTAAAGATCTTAGAAACATATATTCGGATGCAACTCTGCAAGTTCTGAATAGTAATTTTCAACCACAAGTGAACATTAAATTTAGAGATATTTTTCCAACTTCATTAACTGGATTATCTTTTGATACGACAAAAAAAGACTACGATTATTTTACAGCAAGAGTCACTTTTAAGTATACTATATACAATATAATGGATCAAAATTATAATGAGTATGAACCTTGATGAAATCCAGGAATCCTGGAGAAATGATGCAATTATAGACGTTGATAATTTACATGTGGAATCAATAAAAATTCCACAACTTCACGCAAAATACTATAACATTTATAACAATGTATCTTTACTTAAGAAAAAATCTTTAGATGATTTTAATAAGTTAAAGAAAGAAAGATATGAGTATTATAGTGGAAAATCTTCAGCAGAGATTTATTCTGAAGAACCATTTCCATATAAAATTCGAGATAAAGAATCTATGAATAGATATATTGATGCTGACAATAAACTGTCGGCAATTAAATTAAAAAATGAATACTACGATTCAATGTTGAGATATCTAGACGATATTATCAAGCAAATTCACAACCGAACATATCAAATTAAAAATGCAATTGATTGGCATAAATTCCAAGCAGGATATGAGTAATATTATAATTTCAAAAAAGAATGAAGTTTACTTACATATTGAAGCAGAACCTTACATATGTCAGGAGTTAAATGACTTGTTCACTTTTGAAGTTCCTGGTGCAAAATTTATGCCACAGTATCGCAGTAAATACTGGGATGGAAAAATACGATTGTTTAGTTTAACTAAAAATGAATTGTATGTTGGACTATTAGATAAGTTAATAAGTTTTGCTAATTCTAGTAATTACACTTATGAATTTAAAAATAGTAAATTTTATGGATTACCTTTTGAAGTAAACGAAAATATTTCTTATGAGGGAGTATCTGATTATATCACATCTATCTCATGTCATAAACCAAGAAATTATCAAATCGAAAGTGTTTACGACGCATTAAAAAATAATCGCAAACTTTTAGTATCTCCAACTGCATCTGGCAAGTCTTTAATAATTTATTCGATTACTCGATACTATACAGATAAAGGTTTATCAACTTTGATCATTGTTCCTACAACATCTCTTGTAGAACAAATGTATAAAGATTTCTCAATTTATGGATGGGAATCTGAAAGTTATTGTCATATTATTTACTCAGGAAAGGAAAAGTATGATATCAATTTACCAGTAGTCATTACAACCTGGCAATCAATTTATAAAGAACCATTAAAATGGTTTGATCGTTTTGATGTTGTTATTGGAGATGAGGCACATTTATTCAAATCAAAGTCTCTCGTTGACATCATGACCAAATTATTAGACTGCAAGTATAGATTTGGTCTCACTGGAACTTTAGACGGCACACAGACGCATAAATGGGTCTTAGAGGGATTGTTTGGCCCTTCATATAAAGTGATTCAAACTAAAGAATTAATTGAGAAAGGGCACCTATCAAATTTAAACATTAAAATTTTATTACTTAAGCATAACGGAATTAAATTTGATGATTATGAACAAGAGGTTCAATTTATTATAGGTAATGATCGTAGAAATTCTTTTATCAAAAATTTAACTTTAGATTTGAAAGGAAATACTTTGGTATTGTTTAGTAGAGTAGATTCTCATGGAAGGATTCTTTACGATCTTATAAATAGTTCCAAGAACAAAGAAAGAAAAGTTTTCTTTGTTTATGGTGGAGTTGGTGTAAAGGAAAGAGAAGAAGTCCGAAGAATAGTAGAAACGGAAACCAATGCAATTATTATTGCTTCCTACGGAACTTTTTCAACTGGAATTAACATTAAAAATTTACACAATGTTATTTTTGCTTCACCTAGTAAATCAAGAATTAGAAATCTTCAATCTATAGGAAGAGTTCTTAGAAAAAGTCAAGATAAAGTAGAGGCAGTTCTTTACGATATTGCAGATGACATATCAGTCAACTCTTCAAAAAATTATACACTAAATCACTTAATAGAAAGAATAAAAATTTATAACGAAGAGTCCTTTAATTACAGCATTATTAATATAAACTTAAAACAATAACTTATGGAAGACGAATTCTATTCAGTATTAAAACTTGTATCTGGTGAAGAGTTAATGGCAAAGGTTTGTCCTTGTTATGAAGATGATCGTATTATTTTAATTTTAGATAATCCTGTTGTTATAAAAGATATTATCAGAACTAAAACTGGTATGAGGGCTTATAGAGTAGAACCATGGGTTAAAGTAGTTGAAGATGAAATGTTCTTTATTAATATGGATAAAGTTATTACTATGACTGAAGTATCAGATATACATACATTAAGAATGTATAAAAGATATCTTAAGGAGAATTGTAATCAAGAAGGAACATCTAGGATTAGCACTTCTAAATCTATGGGGTACATATCTTCTGTATCTGAATTTAAGAATACTCTAGAGAATCTATATAAGAGTAGCTAAGGTGTCTTTTCAACCCTGACAGAGTTATTCTACACACATTCCGCTCACTTGTCAAGCCCCCCTCAAGTGTGGTATAATTATGAATAAGAAATGAGTAAAGTTAATGACAGTAGTAATGCCAAAAAGAAAAAAGGATGCAGATCATTACGTAAACAACAAAGAATTTCTTTACGCAATAGTTGAATATAAAAAATTAGTGTCTCTTTCTGAATCTGAAAATGTTCAGAAACCTTGTATTCCACATTATATTGGAGAGTGTTTTTTAAAGATTGCTACACACTTATCATACAAACCAAACTTTGTCAATTATATGTTTAGGGAAGACATGGTTTCTGATGGTATAGAAAACTGTGTTCAATACATTAATAATTTTAATCCAGAAAAATCAACTAACCCATTTGCATATTTTACTCAAATCATTTATTATGCGTTTCTTCGTAGGATTGCCAAAGAAAAAAAACAATTAGAAATCAAAAATAAAATTTTGGAACAGTCTGGATTTGATGAAGTTTTTGTTTCGGATAATAATGTTCTAAGTGGTACAAGTTCGGATATGAATACAATTAAGAGTAATATTCAAACTAAAATGAATTATTGATATGAAAGTTGCGATTATTACCGATCAACATTTTGGAGTTAAGAAATCTGATAAGTCATATCACAACTACTTCAAAAAGTTTTATGATAATATTTTCTTTCCAACTCTGGAGGAAAGAGGTATTACTCAATTAGTTGATATGGGTGATACTTTTGATAATAGAAAAAATATTGATATCTGGGCTTTGAAATGGTCAAAGGATAATTATTACGACCGGTTGTCGCAAATTGGAGTACAAGTTCACACAATTGTAGGAAATCATACTGCATATTATAAGAATACGAATGCAGTAAACTCAGTAGATCTTTTAATGAGGGAGTATGATAATATTCAGGTTTATTCCGAGATCACCGAAGTATTGATTGATAAATTGAAAATTCTTTTTGTTCCCTGGATTAATTCGGAAAATACAAAAGATAGTATTGCAAAAATTAAATCATCTACATGTAATGTTTTAATGGGGCATCTTGAATTGAATGGATTTTCTCCTTATAAAGGACACACGATGACGGAAGGAATGAATTGTGATATATTTGAAAATTTTAAACTTGTTCTTTCTGGACATTATCACACTAGATCAGATAATGGAAAAATATTTTATTTGGGTAATCCATATCAATTATATTGGAATGATGTGAATGATACGAGAGGATTTCATATTTTTGATACAAAAACTTTGGAATTAGAATTTATACCAAATAGTTATGAAATGTTTAAGGTAATAGAATATAATGATACTCCACCTCAATTTTATAATTATAATGAATGTTTTGAAAAATATGTAAAACTTATTGTTAAGAAAAAAACAAACTCAAAACAATTTGAAAAGTTTTTTAATAAACTATCAGATGCATCTCCATTTGAATTGAAAGTTATTGATGAAATTAAAATTGAGGATTGTGATATTGAGGTGTTGGAATCCGAAGGAACAGTTGCAATTCTTGACAAATATATAGATAATGCTGAGATTGATTTAAACAAAAGCATTTTAAAATTGATGATGGAATCAATTTACAAAGAAGCATCGGAAGTTGAGTAATGTTTGTTCTAGCTTTAAAGGGTAGAGAAAACGAGGGACTTTATTCAGTCGATAATGAAGACGGTGATCGTGTTCTCTATTTGTTTAAAGAGGAAGATGATGCTGAACGATTTGTTGTATTAATGGAAGCAGACAACTTTCCAAAATTAGTGGTATTAGAAGTTGATGAAGAGTCAACCATTGCAGTGTGTGAGGCAAATCAATATACTTATGTTATAATAGAACCAGATGACCTTGTAATTCCCCCGAATGATCACATTTCAAAAAATTAGATGG